ACCAGCACCACCATAATTAACAGTAGTTGAACCACCACCTGGAAAATATTTCTTCCCATCAAAACTAGTTGTGTGTTTGTGTTCAACTACCACAGCATCAGCACTACCACCAGTATCCCCTCGATTGTATGTGTTGCCAGATGCAACAATGAATCGATCTCTTAAGTCTGGTGCACCTGCTGCCTGTGCTGCTGCTGAATCATCACAAAGAACCCATCCAGAGGGAGCAATATCTCCATTATACATGATAATAGATCCAGATGGCATGGTTCCACCTGGTACGTCACCATCAGTATCATACCATATATCACCATCACATGCAACATAATTACCCCCAGCTGGTGTGGTTGGATCACTATCTTGAACATATTTTCTTCCATAAGCATTACTTGTCGTTGCAATACTAACTGTTGTTATACCAGAAGATATTGGAGTCACTGTAATAGGATTGAGTGGGGTATCATCCACACCACAGTAATTTTCCTGTTTTACATCTATCGTAGTTACAGAACCAGTTGCCTGAGATGCCCATACAATAGGTTGGCCAGGTCCTTGACTTGTTAATACTTGTCCTACTGATCCATAATTAGCACCGCCAACTCCTAATTCTCCTTGAGATCCGATACGAAGTTTTTCATCTTCCGTAATTGCAAATATGTGTTGAGATGCTCTATATTCAGCATCTGCCCAATTAGCATTGTTATCATTAACAGATCTTAAGACAAGATTTGATAAACTACCATCACCTGTACCTCTCTGATTATTCATAACCTGAAGTGCAGCACCACCAGACTGTGATGGCATTACCACACTTAATCTTCCTAAGTCTGTATTAACATGCTGTGCACCAGAATTATCAGTTCCAATACCAATATTACCATCTTTATAAATCAACCCCACACTATCAACTTCAACACCATCATAACCAGATGTTTCGCTACCAAAGTGAATATAATGTGTACCTGACTGTGAGGTGTCATCAGTTATTTCTATATTTCTTGCATTTGTTATTGGTACGCCAGGATCAATATCACCTTTAAATGTTCCATAATATTCATTTGCAGTTACAATACCAACAGCTAATTTAGCATTATTAGTAGAATTAACAACATTGGTTGGTATTTCAGTCCCGATGCCAACATTACCAGATTCTTTAATAACCATTCTATTTTGCATAGAATGATTACCAGGTGCAGCGTTTGAACCAGTTGCAAATACCATCTGTGGAGTTCCACTTATATCAAGTCCATAATAAATCTGACCTGCATACGCACTCCATAATGTAGAACCATCTCTTCTGAGGAAGTTTATTGCTGGATGTGCAGAACCATTTACACTCTCACCAAAATGAATTGCACTTGGATCAGTTACTGGATCTCCATTTAAATCGGTATCTTGCTCAATTGCGATTTTTAATCTTGCATCCCAACTATATGTGTTTGGATGATGTCTATCTCCAATCTCAACCAGTCCTGTATAATCAATCTTGAATCTTTCTGAACTAGCTGTCGATACTATAAATCTACTGTCGTTATTATTTGTGTCTAAAACCTCTGCCTTTGCTGTAAGTTGTTCTATTTTATTATCAGCTACGCTTGGATCAATTACTCCTTTAAATGTTCCATAATATTCTTTCGCATGTACCTGATTCCATTTTAAAGATGCAGAACCTAAATCATAATCTTCATCTGTGTCAGGTATGATATTCGTATTTACTTTTCCATTCAAAGATATATCATCAGAATCATCACTTCCTAGTAAAACATTTCCATTTAAGGTTGAATTACCTGTTACAGTTAAATTAGTAGTAACATCTAATTTTCCAGTTATTTTTATTCCATCAGAGAGTGTTTCTAACCTTTTTTCTGCAGCTCCAACTCCATGATATATTTCAACTGGTCCTGTATTGTCATTAGAATTAATTTCTAAAGGATGACCATCTGCAGATCGACTTTCTTTTACAGAAATAATTGATCTTAATATTCCATTTGTTTTTAATTCTATGTCAGACTGTTGATTTCCAATAGTATTATCAATTCCAGAATCTATCGTTAAGAAAGCATTGCCTGTATTTTTAATTACTTGTCCACCAATTATAGTTGAACCACTGGATACTAAGATCCCATCATTGAAAGTTGAAAGACCAGAGACTGTAAATCCACTTCTAAAAGTTGCAAATCCTACGAAAGTTGAAAGACCAGTAACATATAAATTCTCAAGATCTGTTTGCTCTACAACTAAACTGTCCTTAATATATAAATTTCTACCAACATAAAGATCTCCACCTGTTGTTGTGAGTCCAGTGTTTGATGCTAAAGTAGTGATGCCAGATGAACTAAAGTTACCACCAACATTAAGATTCTTCTCAATACCAACACCACCATCAACTGTTAGTGCACCCGTATCTTTATCATTTGATTGTTCACTTCTATTAATAAACAAAGTTGCATTTGATTGAACAGCAGAGCTGGCAGGTTCAAATAATAAAGCACCATTAGTTGTTTTAATTTTATTTCCATCTACTACAACAGCACCAAGAGTTGATATTCCAGTTGCTTTTATATTATTTGTTGAGACGTAATCTGCAGATAATATAGTAGCATTTAATGTATCAGTTGTACTATCATAAGTAAAATCAACATCATCAACTAACTCACCAGAAGCACCTACAAAAACGACACGACTTTGAGTTAAATCTCCTATTCGTGCTGTGTTGGCAACAAATCCAGCAGTTGCATTTACATTAGCATTGAAAGTAGATACACCTGCAACTACTAAATCTTCAATAAAAGTTGTTCCTGAAAAAGAAGATACTCCGACAACATCAAGTAATACTCTAGGTTGAGTGCTTCCAATACCAACACGAGAAGTATCAGAACGATAAACAAAGTTTGGTGCACCATCTACCAATCCAGCAGTATTATGGTATTGAACATCGTATATTGTTCCACCAGCACCAGTTTGTACAGCATTGTTACTTATCCACTCAACACCAAAAGCACCATTTGCTAAAAGATTTCCTTGAATGCCAGGATCATTTGTATAATCATATAATTTTTTCCTTAATCTAATATCACCATCTACATCAAGTTCCTGTGTTGGATTAGTTGTTCCAATACCAACCGATCCTATACCAGATGTAACTGTTACAAAAGTTCCACCGACTCCAACTTTTAATCCAGTGTCGCCAACTTCTAATCCTAACCCTGCAGTCAAAATACCTACAGTGTTATTAAATACTAAATTTGATGATGTTGCAAAATCATCTGCATCTTTAAATAATACGCTACCATTTAATCCAGGTGGTGCTGCTGTAATTGTTGCAATGTTTCCTGATGAAACACCATTGACAAAAGGAGTTGCGATAGCAGTTAAGGAATTTCCTCTAAAATCTAATTGTGTTACACTACTGAGTGATCCTACTAATGATCCTTCTTCAAAAATAGATATTGAACCAGGTATCAAACCACCTTGAATTGGAACCCAATATCTTTCACCTGGATTTGATAAGACGGATACTACCTGATATTGTTGTCCAGCGGGAATATTAGTGCTACCAGAAGGAGTGGGTGGATCACCAATATTTGGTTCTGCTTGATCTAACCCAAGATATTGATATCTATCATCAGATAACCGATTTTGAGGAGTTCTTTTTACTCTCCCACTTAGATACTTAGGCATTACTATTCTCTAGGATACTTGCCAAAAATTCCATTTGCAATGGAGCAACTAACCCACCTGCAGTTGAAACACCAACATTTACATCTATAGTGTTGGTTGTGGATTCTAAAATAGGTAGATTAGTATTGTATGCAGGGTCACCAACTCTAGGATATGCATGCTCTGAGTTGTTACCATCCTGACTACAAGTAAAAACAATTGAGTTTGTTGCTATTTGTATTGTCTCTGATGCAGTTAATAAAGCATTATTACTAGCTGAAACAAAAGTATGAACATAATCTCCACCAGATATTACAGCATCAGCATCAGATGATACAAATGTATATGGTCCGCTTACCCCTGCTGTACCAACATTCAATGTGATTGTTGTAGTTGTTGCACTTGTTATATTAATTGCAGTATCATATGCCCCAGTATTCGAATTTGACGGGTAAGTAACGTTTCCACTATTCGTAGAAAATGTTAAACCATTATTCTTTAATTTTATACTTGTTCCTGCTGTTAAATTATTAGCACCAATCGTACATGTCATGATGCCAGCTGTTGTATCAAATTCTACTGCAGTAGGAGTAAATTTTACAAGAGGACTTTTTCCCACATCTACTTCAAAAGTATTTGTTTGTATGTTTGATATAGATTTAAAAACACCACTTACAGGATCTGTTGTTCTTGGGTATGTTTTATTAGCAGTATTTCCATCCATTGAGCAAGTAAACGTCAATGAATTATCAACAAATTTTACAAGAGAATTAGCAGTAAGTCCATGAGTGGGAGAAGTAACTGTCATGATACCAGAATTTGCATCATAAATTGCACCAGTTACATTTTTTGAAACTGCACCACTTAAAATTCCATGATTTGCTATTGTTAACTTTAAAACACCAGTTTTTGGTTCGTAGGATCCACCAGTTGCAGTATACTGTGCTCCAGTGGATGTTCTTGTTATTGAATTAACACCTGCTCTAACAAAAGTATGAATTGCTGGATTGTAAAAGTGTAATATACCATTTGCAGTTCCAACCTCAGTCACAAATGTTTTAGATACTCCAGTGTTTCCTTCATTAATAACATCAATAACTGTATAGGATGCTTGAGGGTCTGGGAAAATTGTAGTTGTTATACCTGAATTATTATTTGCACATGTAAATGCAATACCACCCATTGTAATTTGATCACCCTTTGAGAATCCATGATCATCCAACGTGGTCACAGTTGCAACACCTAAGGGTTCAAAGTAAGTAACATCATTAACTGTACTGACACCACTTTGCACACCAGATAAGAAAATACGATCTAAAGTAGTTGGTGTTTTTTCTAAAACTAATCTACCATCAACTAACACGACAGCATCATTAGGTGGTATTTCTACATCTTTTATAACTCTGATATCTCTTGTTAAACCTGTGCTTCTTGATTCTCTTCTTTGAATAAAAGTGGTTGTAGGAAATGTTCCAATCCCAACGTTTGCTACTTGAGCATACAGTATTAATGCTGAAGCACCAGTTGGAACTTCATACAATTTTTGCAGTCCTGGTGAAACAGGAACTGCAATTGATATAAACTTATTAACTGGTGCTATTGCCATATTATCTCAGTGCTAGTATTAATGGTGTCAATTGTGCTTGAATTGCTCTGTTAAAATCTCTACCTGAAATTGTTGATGTTGTTTGATCAACAATTAATCCCTCACCAATTCTAAAATTACCTTTCTGATCAGTGCTAGTAAAGGGAACCTGTCCACCATTAATAGCAATTACTTCATTTTCTGGTATAGGTACTCCACCTTGGAAGGGGTTCGCTTTATTTATATCCGTACCAGCACCAATATATTCAAATGAATGAGAACTCGTGATTATTCTACTAATTCTTCTCAATTCAATATCAACTCCAGTATTAACTTTATATGGAACGAATTCATTAAAAGTGACCGTAGTTAATCCAGTCACAGTTGGTTCTGTTGCAGAATTAATTGTGAATAAAATAGGATCAGTATCAACTTCTAACTGTGCATTTCCACCACCACTCACATTAACAGTGAATGATTGATTTGCTAAGAAATTTCTACCACTTGAGATAACATCTACTGATGTAATTGTACCAGCAGCACTTACATTTGCAGAAAATTCTGGTTGTATCGCTTCAGGTCCTAAAGGAAGAGGAATTGTGATAATTGGTGGAGCTGCTGGATTGTAATCACCTGGTAATCCACCATCTATAATTTTTATTGATCTAATCAATTGCATTGGTTGAGTCAAAACACCAGTAGCAGTTGTATCTGCATAGTCTGCTAAATTTATTTTAAAGAATAATCCTTGACCATCAAACGGTTTTCGGAAAGAACCTGTGACATCTTTACAATCATTAATTTGGAATGTATCATTTTCAGCACCAACATTTGTAAACACTCTTCCTGTGAATTCGGTTCTTCCAATGCCATCTGCTTTTAATCCAACATTACCAAATGATGAGTTTGAGTTTGTTAAATCACATTGTCCACCTGTAATACAGGATATTCCAACATCAGTGGCAATTGTAAAGATTGAAACTAACTGAGCGTAAGCATTGTTTGACAGTAACACTCCAATTCCATTCTCATTATACTGTGTGAAAGAGTCACACACCATGGATTTTAAATCTTGTCCAAGATTAGTTACGCCCGTAAAATTAGCATCTGCATAATCACCATTAATTTTCATACCAATACTCTTGGACATGAAATTAGTACAGTTACGAACATATGGAGATCTCCATCTTCCACTTGGTCCTTCATTTGCAGGTCCATATGCAGTGTATCCACTTATTGCTTGAGAATCCTCACCAGCGTTTACTGCTGCTTGTGTTGGTGGGAAAGCAACTGCTCCACAATCTGTATGAGCGTATGAAACTCCACCTTGCCCATCATCTGCAGGACCAGAGAAATTAAGATTTTGAATTAAACATCCTCTTCTTACATGGAAAACATCTTTGGTTCTATTTTGGGGGACAATAGTAACTAATCTTAGATCTTCTCCAGACACTGAGACATCAGTTCTTAGTCCAATTGGATTATTTTCTAAGTACGTGCCTGATCGAATTATAATTGTATCTCCTGCTTTTGCAACTGCAGCTGCACCACCCACTGTTCGCTTTGCATCTCCCTCTAAAAATCCACTATTATTATCATCACCATCAACAGTTACCCAAATTGCATTATCAGTCTCTACGCCTGATGGTCTCCAAGATACACCAGCACCCATCGCTGATAATCTATAATCATTTTTTGTTTTATTAATATCATATCCAACACTATTTAATTTATCTATGATTGAATTTTCTAATTCTAGTGTTCCAATAATTTTAGTATTGCTACCTACATTCAAACTTTTCCCAATTCCAACTCCACCATCAACCACAACAGCACCAGTGGTAGGACTAAATGAATCTGTCTCTCCATCAACTCTTAAATCTTCAGTAATAGAAGCACCACCACCCACATTTATATTTTTCTCTATACCAACACCACCGTCAACAATTAGAGCACCAGTATCTTTATCATCTGATTGCGTTTGATCTTCTATTACAAGTTCTTCGCCAATATATAAATTTTTTGCAATTGCAACACCACCATCTATTTGAACTGACGCACTTGAAGTTGAACTTGATGCGGGGGTGACATCATCAAAAAATGCTTGTTTTGCTACAGTTAGAGTGTCGTCTAAAGTAGTTTCCTTTACAACATCTAACTTGTCAAATAATTTAACCTCTTTTCCAACATTTAATTTTTTCTGAATTGAAACACCACCAGTGACTTGAATTGCTCCTGATGTCAAATTAGTAGTGTCTGTAACGTTTAAAAATTTTGAAATACCACTAACATCTAAGTCATTCTGTAGAGTAGTTTTTTGTTGAACATCTAACAGACCATCTAAATCCGTATTTCCTTTTACCTGTAATTGTGATTCAAATATAACATTACCTTGAACGTTTAATCTTTGATTGATTCCAACACCACCACTAACCTGCACTGCACCAGTGGTGGGAGATGTAGAATTAGTACTATCAGTAAAAGTTGCTACTCCATCAACATTCAATGCTGCATCAAAATCAACATCACCTGTAGCGTGAAGAGTTCCAGTTATGTCTAAGTCAGCTGATGGATTTACGTTTTTAACACCAACTTTTGATTGGCGATAAATTGAAGAGTTTTGTGCACTTCCTTGGTGACCCCACAAATCAGTTGTCGTAATAGTCGCTATGCCTGTTCCAACTGTTGGATTTTGTGCTGTAGGAACTAAGGTATCAGTTCCTAGTCCTTCACTATTTCTTTGTACAAAATTTAATGTGGTAAACGTTTGAGCAGTACCTGCAAGTGGGATCTCTTGTCCTTCATCTTGTATTAGGATACCTTGTTGATCTTCGTTTGGTGTAACTGTAGTCCATCGTATACCAAACTCATTCCTCTTCAGGAACATTCCATTTACACCAGGTGAACCAGCAGAATCATAAACATTTCTTCTAATTGCAACACTACCATCAGCATCAAGTTTTAAAGGTCCTTGTGTAGTATCATTTCTTTGATTGATGCCATTATTATCTTCATAGTAAGTTCCAATGCCAGGATATACAGTTCCAATACCAATTATTCCATATTCATCAATAACAAATGTGCTTGTGTCTATTCCAACCTGTACATTTTGAAGTGGTGTAGTAGTCCCAATACCTATTTTTTCAGTTCTAGTGTCTGCAGTAAATAAAGTTCCACCAAATCCTACATTAAAATCAGTATTAACAGTTAAAAAATCAATATTTAACTCATCAATGAAGACTTCATCTTTAAAAGTTGCTATGCCGACGAAAGTTGATATGCCACCAACAAATAAATTTTCCCTTATATGTACGTTTCTAAATGTTACATCATCTAAATCAAAATCATAGTAAAGTTTTCCATAGATATAAACATCATTAAATATCGAATCACTAGTATTGGTGTTTCTGTTATCTAAAGCCATTTAAATACCTACTATAAAAGTCCTCCAACAATAGCACCTGCCACTGGTCCACCAATCATCGATGCTCCAGCAGCAAATATACTATTCGTATCAACAAAACTTCCAGCAAAAGATTTAAATAAATTACTAGTTTTGAGAAAATTCGCCAAATTACCTCCCCTACCCTTTATGTTAACTTTTCGTGCTCGAATATCAATTAAATCAGTTGTACCATTTTTATTACCAATTTGTATTACATTATCAGATTTAAGAATTAACTGATCTGCAGCTTCAAGAATTATATCTCTACCTTTTATTTTTATTTGTCCTCGATCTGCATTGACAGCATAATCTCCTTTATGAGTTATAAATCGATAACTGTTTTCACTTTCAGAATTATGTATACCACACTCTACCTGTAGTGTTTTTTCAGTATAAACACGAGATAAACCACTATCCTCATGAAAACTTTGATTATATGCATGGGCACCATCTTTAGTTCTTCCACCCATGAAATACACAGTTCTACCTGGATATCCAACAACTTCATTTCCAGTTTCAATAAAAAACTGAGGTCCCCAACTTTTTATTTCATGATTTTCTTCTGACATTTTAATTATTCTCAGGTTCTGGGAATTTGCCGACACAATCCACTGATTTAATCTCCTCTTGATTTATCAATCTTGGTGTAGAAGACATAATAGGTCGAAGAATAGCACCAATACCAGGATTTTTTATCCTAATCTCAGCTAATGATGTATATGGTTGTTGACAAGTTATTTCAACCTCTGTGATAGCACCATCAATTGTCTTTAATACCATACATTTATCATCAATACTTGCATTTTCATATCCGCTGCCAGGATTTTCAACAATGACTTTATCTATGAATACTTGTCCAACCTCCGATGGTAAATCAACTGGGAAATTTTCACCCTCACTCAATACTATCACATCAGTAATCTGTCCATAGGTTGGTGAATTTACATTTCTATCAATAACTACCTTTCCAAAAGCACCAAATCCTTGACCGCAACTATCAGTAAAATGGACAATTGGTTCTTGGGTATACCCTTTACCAGGATCTGTGATTTCTACACCAATAATACTTGCGGTTCTTTGTACCTCACCAATAAGATCACTTACACCATCTTCCATTAGATTATCAACAAATTTGCCAAGAAGAACTTTTCCTGCACCTCCAGTGCCATCACCACCAAAAATATCAACTCGTGGAGATCCACATTTAAAATTATTTCCAGTATCACAATCAGTTCCAATACCCTGATCACTTGCTTCACTTACTTTTGATCCAAAAATAGTCCATTTACCATATGATTCTTCAAAATTAGTTAACTTATCCTGAACTCCTTCTTTTATACTGTCTGTTTTATTACTTGCTGCTTTGACTGCATTGTCTATAAAATTTTGTTGCTCTCCATCACCAAGTCCTTTTTGATCAGTTGCATCAATAGCGTATTTATTTGAAGATTTTACTTTTGAAACAGATTTAGTTCCACAATTGAAGAAATCACCAACTGCATCAAAAAGATTAAGTCCACCACTGATTATATCTCTAACCTTTGTCAAAGGTCCTAATACTTTACTAAGTCCACCAGATAAAGGACCTACTATGGAATCAACCAATGAACTAATTTTAGCAGTGACCGCACCAATAAATTGTTGTATTGCACAAGCAGGAGTGTTAAGAACATTTCTCACCATCTGAGTTAGCATGTCTTCTACAGCACCCGTCAAAGCATTAGTAACTTTGGATGTTAAACAGTCAAAAGCCTTAAAAAGACCACTAGTTGGTCCTAATAAAGCTGTTTGTACTCTGGTGATGATTGCTAATGCTATTTTGAATTTGGGGAAAGCACTGAATATTCTTGTGGCGATACCAGCTAAACCACTTTGAATATTTTTAATTAAAGCATCAGCGAGTGTGTTTCCTATCTTACTGACAAAAGTTCTAGCACCACCTGAGATTAAACTTGCTACAGATTTTATTTCTCCTGGTAAATTGGTAATAAAATTATCTGCTCCTGTTACTGAATTAATAAAATTAGTTAAAGTATTTTCTGTAGTTACAGCAAAACTTTTAAATTCTTTAGACGCTGTTAATATAGTCTTTCCTGTCGTCTCTGACGCTGCTTTAACATTTTTCTTTTCACGCTGTATTGTGATGGCTGTCATAATTCATCCTCCCATGCCTATATTTAGGCTATGTCACTATCACTTAATTTACCAAACACTCCGACTGTGCCAGATGGTTTAAGATTACTTGTGTTCGGTGTTGTTCGCTTAGTACCTCTACCTTTATTGGAGTCTTTTCTAACTTGAGGTGTGCCTGGTAAATTTGTTCCTGAGAATTCTTGTCTTTCTAATAAATCACTAATATCATTCAGTTTACCTTCAAAACCTGTTCTTGGTTGAAACTTACCTGTTCCGTATATAGTGTATTGAGTTGTAGTCCAAATGCTAAGAATGACAGGAATAGTTTCGCCAGGACCAAAAAATGCACCAAAAACTCTATCCCCTGCAGATAATTTAACAGATTCAAGTCTACCTGCTGCTCCAGATCCTGCAGTTGGAGGAAGTAATACCTGTGCTATTTCTGTTCGTTCAACTTTTTCATTGTCTTTAAAGGAATAATGACCAAAAATAACAACTTGATATCTAAATCCCCAACTACGACCAGATACTAATTTTTCTTGTACTTCTGATTCATCAGGTGATAAAATTGATCCTACCCAGAATTTTAAACCTTCACCGAAGTAACTTTCTTTTTTAATTTTATCTTTTGAATCCATTTAAATCAATCCTCATCCTCAGATCCAGTGTAAAGACCATTAGTATCACGAGCAATTGTCAATGATGTGAATGATCTTGATGAGTCAAAATGATGACAAAGGTGAAGAATCATATATTTACCACTTCTATGTTCATCCAATCCACCCAAACTTTTATCTTCAGATTGAGTTTCAAATTCAACTCGGATATTTTCACCAGCTTGTAACTTTACATTGCATGGAATTTGTATTTCCATTATTTGAGAGTGTAATGAATTATATCTTACTAATGATTGTGCTTGCCATTTTCTAGGATCATTATTAGGATCAAGTTTATCAAAATCTAAAGTACCAATATCTAAAATATGATAATTTGTGTTACCATGATCCTTTGAGTTATCCTGATATTTCTTTGAAGACCTACTTCCTCCTTGATGCTTAGTATTTTTTTTCCCCAAATTATCCTTAAGAGGTTTTTGCTCTACATCATATATAAATTCATCATATACTCCTGTTAATGGGTTAAAAAACATATTTTTAGTGGTTTCCCATTTTTTCTTATTTTTAAAATTTTCATCTCTAATAAAAACAGGACTTCTTAATATTCTAAAATTATTTGAATCATTATCTAAATTTGCTTGCATTACCCCACTATAAGTATATGTTGCTACTGGTCTTTTCCTAACTAAATTACTAATTGATCTAAAATTGAGTCCCTGACTTGTTTCATAAAAAAAATATCCAGCATCACCTTTCACAGGAACTGATCTTCTACATAATTCTGTTATTAAATCCAAATTACCTCTACCTTGTGTCGTAAAATCATAATCATTACTTGTTTTATCAATTCTAAAATGTTTTATATTCATATCTTTCAATATTTTTCTAACACTGTCACTAATTTTACCTTTATAAGTTTTTGTCTCTTTTAAACTTTCTTCATTTTTAATAGCAGGATTTGAAACTAAAGGAAGAAAAACAACTTGTCGATTTGATTCAGATGCTACTATGGGAGATCCAGTAACTATAAGAGGATCTGATAAAAATTTTAAACGAAGAAATCCATCATTAGATTCTCTTCTACTAAGAGTACCTGATATGAGAGAGTCATTTGATCCCTCTGCAATATTAAAAGCACGATCAACCAAAGATTGAGTTGGATTTAATGCATTCTTCGCTTTATTAAATAGATATATCATCCGAGCGTCCATGAGAGTTTTAATACTAAAAAATAACTTTTCTCCTCCTTCAATCGGAAGACCTGATTTTATACTAGTAAATCTCTCCTGTTTATCTTGTTCTGAATTTGCTTTAACAGATCCACCAGCATCTAAAAAAGTTAAATTAGCAGTGACATCATGAGAATAAACACTCTCAAAATAATTAAAACTAATAGTTTTTCCAATTAAAGAAACTTTTCTGGTTTCATTATTTTCTTCAATTTCTTTATGAAGTTCTAATATTTCATAAAGTGATGCTCTTGATGCACTCATTTACACTCTCCTGTCTACTTCAATTATTTGTCTTTGTACAATCACAAGTTTATCCCTTTTTCTTTTTGGTCTTTTATCTATAATATTTATTCTATTTCTATTCAGATTAGATTTGGAAATTGATGGTTTAATTTGATTGCTATAAGAATCATCAGAAGGCGTTTGATCAAATAGTTGTGCAATATTTGGAAATATCGTACCATTTTCACTGGGTACGAATAATTCTGGTCCTCTTTCACCAGTAACATATGGAACATCTTTTTTAACCTCACCACCATTTGCTCTACCTTCAATTTCAACTTCATCATCTTCAGATTCTGTTTTAGTCACCTGATTATCAGATTTTAGAAATACATTAAATATTTTTTTAATTGGGTCTGTAATTGCAGTTATGAAGTTACCAATTTTACTTGTTATATTATTTAACTGCTCAAATCTTTTTTCAACTTCTGCAAAAGCTAATTTTATTTTATCAACTAAAGGTGGAAGTGTGTTTAATAACGTACCACCTGCAAGTATTACTGCAGCGTTCGTAACAGTATCTATTGGATTACCAAAAGTAGAACCGACTTTTTTTGAAAAACCTGAAAATGGAGATGACTTTTGAATATTTTCTGTCTTTGATTCTTTCTCTGCAATTTTAGACAATTGCAACGAGTTATTGTTCAATCTTTTTTTATTAATTTTGATACTAGATAATTTTTTAGTATTATCAACTAATATACTTTTGATATTTGTAACTGTGATTCTAAGTTTTTTTATATTTTTTGTAGTCATTATTCATCAATCCCTAATAGTATACCATGAATTTTTGGTGTTAGTGACATATTTTCATTAGATGGATTTGTTGATGAGACGTAAGGAACTTGTGTTGCATCTGCATTAAGTAAATTATCTTTTTTATAACCCGCATCAACTAATTTATCATTTAACTCTTGAATTACAACTTTAGTATCTTCATCAGATTCTCCTTCCAGTAATCTTCTATCATCAAATCGATTTCCAGATGTTATTGCAGCTACGGTTAACGGAATGGACACCGCAGATCCTTTGCCAGGTATGAAACTTGATGCAGCACTAGCAAAGAAAAGATCAGCAGTTAAAACATCTCCCTTAGATAAAGCTTGAACACCAGCAAAACCATCAACGAGGGCACCAATAATGGGAAGAGAACCTGCTGCAATTCTTTTGGCAGTTATTTTTGCAGCTTCTTTTTTAACTACATTTTTTGCTACTGTCTCACCTAATTCTAATGATAATTGTTTTGAAACATTCTTTTTAGCACTCTTAGATACTACATCTTTAGTTACTTTACGTTTGAAGAATCTATCAAATAAATTTCCTTTATTATTTACCTTTGTTTTGTTTAATTTAGACTTATTTTTATTAAATATTAAATCTTTTGCTATTTTTGATCTTATGAATGCTCTTGGAAGTCCTCTCTTAAGAATCTTAGGAAGAGAAAGACCTAATCTACCCAAACCAAATAATGTAAGTCCACCACCAACTATGGTCTTACCAAGACTAAAACCAGCATATGTTCCAGCAGCAATCGCTGCTATTTTTAAACCATTAACTACTCTATCTTGCTGTGCCTGAGTTAAATTCGTCCACCATTTAACTGCAGCATTACCAGCAATACCAGCACCTAATATTAAAGAAGCAGACAATAACTTATCAAGGATTTTTGTAAGTGGTGAAGTTACTTTAGATGCAACAGATCCAATAAATGATCCTTTCTTATCAATCTTTTTAGTTTTTTCTAATTTTTGTTCTGCAAGATTCTTTCTCTGTGCATCAAGTTGACTTTTTAATAGTTTATTTTCATTTTTGCCTTCATTTATTCTATTTGCAAAATCTGTAGTGAGTATGTTTCCAATATTTTGAAGTGTAGAATTAATTTTAATTATCTCATCTTCTCTACCACCAAAAGGTTTTTGTGCTTTTAATATATTTTTTAAAAGAGTTATCTTTCTCTCATTTCCAGCAACTCTCTCTTCTAAATCACCCGATCCACTTAACTGAAATAATTTATTATTGTCTAAACCACCACGAACAAGAGTAGAACTTTTACCAGAAATTGCAGTACCACTCTTTCCACCATCACCAAAAATGGTTTTCATGTTTGACACATTCATTTTTGGTCTACCACTCATGGCAGACATTTTATTCTGAAAATTTTGAAATACTGGAGATGTCTCATCCATTTTTTTGCTGTTGTTTTAAGTTTTCCTCTTCAATATACTGAGTAAGTAGAGTAACATAAACTTCTCTCTCCCATGGCATCATATTTTCAATATCAGTTAAAGAATATTTATGATGCTGAATCAACGCAAAGTTAGTCCTGTAGTATGACTCAAGGTTAGTGTGAGCCATACTTAAGTGAAAAAACTTGCTAAACCCTCCAATACGACCTCTGATTCTACACCAGTTTTTGGATTTGTGATTTTAACTTTGTGAGAAAGTTTTGGCATTGTCTCAAAAAACTTTTCAATTAACTTGAATTGTTTACTGTTAAGTTGTTCAATAAATTCCTCTAATTCTTTTTGTGATGATTCTGATGCATCCCAACTTTCTTCCTCATCATAAATCATATCAATGCAAGATACGATCATACTCATTGATTTATTCACTTCACTATTATTTTCACTCACTTCAAAGTTGGATTCAATAAATTCATTAAAAGATGGATATTTAAGTTTCATAGAATACTTATCATCCAACTTGATTATATTCTTATGATTTTTAGTTTTTTGAACTTTAATACTGTCAATATTAATCTGCATTTCTACAGATGTTTTTCCATCATCTGGGCAAGTTATGTTAACATCAACAGTCTCACCAACAGATTTTGAACGAACATTTAAAAATAAGTATTCAATATCAAAAGTTGCCAGTTTAGTGACATCTACATTTTTACTAAGAATACACTCAGATAATATATCGATTACAGATGTTGTTATTTGATTAGTATCTTCACTTTCTAAAGCAAGAATAAGAATTTTCTCTTCTCTTACTAAAAAGGGACGATATTTAATTTTTTTTCCTGTAGAAGGAATAACTAATTCATAAGTTGGTGTATTAATTTTTGGTAAAGGCATAATGTTTTCACACTTCAGTAAATTTATTTATAGAGTTAATTTTTATTTCTTGTTACAACATATCTATCATAGTTGAAACTAACTGTAACTTTCAATAAGTCTGCTGTCCCATAAGTAACAGGCATTGATGAAATTGCTTTTGGAAAAGCATTTACAAATTCGTAAAGCAAAGTACTCTCGATGTTTTTTTCAAACTTTGCTATACTCATTGTATCACATTTATAATCATTTGGATACTTAAATCTCCTATAAAAACCCCTATCACCTAATCCAACACCATCATTATCTGCTCCACTTGAAATATAGTCCATCCAACCCTCAAATATACGAAGTAAAGTATAGTCCTGATCCACATAAAAAGTAAAGTCAATATCAGTATACAATCTTGTATGAGCAAACTCCTGTGGAATACCCATGAAATTGTCCTTAACCTCACCTGTAGCAAAAGCACTTGCAGGTAAAGATGCTTCAGAACAAAGTATCCCTGCATCTCTAGATAGAAATTCTCTTGCATTATCAAGACCAATTTTTTCAAGATAATCTGTTATTGTTTTTTTCAATACAGAAAAATGAACTTGATATTGATTTGTTAAAGACAGTTTGCCAAGTTTTTCCTTGACATCCTGCATCGTTATTCTTTGTACTAACCCTGCCACTCTAAATACCTTATATGAGTCTTTTATTATTTCTATTTAGATGACTTACAAAGGAAAATTCAGACCAAAGGTTCCGAAGAAGTATCGAGGCGATTATACGAACATAATATATCGCTCTTCATGGGAACTTAAATTCATGAAATACTGTGACACAAACAAGAATATTTTAGAGTGGGGAAGTGAAGAATTCTTTATTCCATACATGTCTCCTATTGACAATCGTGTTCACAGATACTTTCCAGATTTCTATATCAAAGTTAGAGAAAGCACTGGACAAGTTAAGAAGTATGTGATTGAAATTAAACCAAAGAAACAGTGCATTGAACCAAAGGTGCAGAAAAGGAAAACAAAAGCATATATCCGTGAAGTATGTGAGTATGCAAAGAATCAAGCAAAGTGGGAAGCAGCAACAGAGTATTGCAAGGATCGTAGGTTAGAGTTCAAAGTATTGACTGAGAGTGAGTTGGGTATAAGGTAATGGATCGAATCGCAGAGATAGCAGACAATTTAATTGGAATTGAAAGTCCTGATGATTTGATGTTGGAAATACTTGAAGCACTTCCACAAACAGAGACAATCCCCGAAGCAGGAAACTATTATACCTTTGTATATCAACCAAAGACACCTAACGTTCGATATGATGAGTTTCCTCTTGTCGCAGTCACAGATGTATTTGGTTGGGGATTCAAAGGGATCAACTTTCATTGGGGTAACGTACGTCAATATACATGGCAAGAGGTGATTGGTAACCTTCATATTGTTAACTCAGATGAGGTTGAATCACTTCGATCAATACCTTTTGCTAAGTTTCGTATAAATAGATAAAAAAGTAGGTCGATAATGTCAAACTTAGGTGAATTAGGTTTAAAGGAAGTCTTCAATGAAGATGGTACCGTAAAAAGAAATAGCGTAAAAGAGAATGGTAATAAAGAAAAGAAAACTGTTACTGTCCTTAATTCTAATAAAGATAATATTGTAGAAGAAGGTGGAACTGAAAAATTAAAGACTAAGGACGAAAATCGAAAAAAAGATACAGTCACACAATCTCCAAGAGAGACCCTAAAGAGAACTTATAGAGATAGAGGTGGAGTACTAAGATATCCATTTGAAGCAATCACAGAAAAAACCGATTACTTACAGATTGATATTATAAATTATGAACCAGTAAGAGATAGAACTGGTACAATTATTGGAAGAACAAATAGAATATCACCTCAAAGATCAAGGATACAAGGTGGACTTACAAATAAATCGCTAGTAAATAAAGGTACAATATTACTACAAATACCATCTCAAGTTGAAGATGGAAATAGCGTTAGTTATGGTAATTCAAAATTAAATAATTTAGCAGGTGCTGCTTTGGGTGCTGGAGTAGATATTATGCGTAATATGGGTAACGCATTAGGTGAAGGTGACTTTCGAGGGGCAATTGATAAAGGTGGAGAGGCACTAGAAACAGGTTTAAAGGCAGCAAATGTGGATGTTGATACTGCAACAGATTTGCTTACTAAAAGTGCTGCAGCTGCAATTGTAGGTACTTTTGGTGGTAACGTAACTATAAATCAATTACTACAAAGAGAATCTGGACAAATTTTCAATCCAAACATGGAATTGTTATTTAATGGTCCGACTTTAAGGACTTTTAGATTTTCCTTTAAAATGACACCAAGAAGTCCAGAGGAAGCACAACAGTGCAAGTTGATTATTAGATCATTTAAAATGAACATGGCACCAAAAGTCACTAATGGTAGAGGTGGAAGTAGTTTATTTTTAAATACACCTAATGTATTTGAGTTAAGATACAGAAGTGGAATTAGAAATCATCCATTCTTACATAGATTTAAACAGTGTTTCCTAACAGACATATCTGTTAATTATACGGGTGAAGGAGTTTATGCTACATATGAAAACAGAGAACCAGTTTCAATGATTATGGATTTAACGTTCAAAGAACTCGAACCAATTTATGATCAAGATTACTTCGACCAATTTGGTTTTGATTCAGATACTACAGTAGGATTCTAAAATGGGATTTTTCAGAGAATTACCAGATATATTATATCAATCATTTTTACCTGATAAAACTTCTTCACTTGATTACGTGGAAGTTAAAAATTTGTTTCGTCGAGTTAAATTAAGAGATGATTTGCAAAATATATTTACTTTATTCAACAAATATCAAATACCCGATGAATTTCGACCAGAGAACGTGGCAGAAGATTTCTATGGAAACGATCAATTGGATTGGGTGGTTTTAGTTACTGCAGGTATCATTAATGTTCGAAATGAATGGCCATTAAATAACAGAGATATGTTTGATTATTCTTACAAAAAATATGGTGATGCTCTAAACGCAACTCGTTTTTTTGAGACAAAAGAAATTAAGAATAGTAATGGTAGTATACTTTTAGAAAAAGGAAAAGTTGTAGACTCTGATTTCAAATTTAAATATTATGATACAAATGGTGTTGTAGAATTAACAGGTACGAGTATCAGAGTAGGAATAAGTAATTATGAATATGAAACTAGATTAAATGATGAAAAAAGAAATATCTTTCTTCTCAAACCAGAATATTTACAGCAATTTATAAATGACTTCAGAGACATAATGACCTATGGTGAGTCATCTCAAGCAATTAGTGGAACTTTAATTAAAACAGAAAACACATATAATACCATGCCATAAAAAAAGAGGTCTTTCGACCTCTTTTGAGTATTAGACTATGAATACTGATAAAAGTATTTTCATATGAATACTAACTAATAAACTATTCAGATGCTAGTTTCGAAAAATACGATAAAGCATCGTCATCATCATCATCGTTGACACTAGATGGTGTTGTAGATACAGCAGCAGTAACTAATTCCTCTGCAGAACCACGATCATTATCTT